AGTTGAACCAACTAACGAGACAATCGAGAACGTAACATCGAAACTTGAAGCCCAACTTCAAGAAATTACACACAAAAAAAGGTTAGCCGATAATCGGGCTGTTTTCCTTTTGAAAAATTCATCGCTAGAGGAATTTAAAAAACAGATTGACCAGGAGATTAATTCGGGCAATTTTGAATCAACAAAATTTAAGTTGACATTCACGACTAATGGGGGGTATCGTGATGATGAAAAATTTACAATTTCAAATACAGATTTGATTTTGTTCTTTATCATGGGCTTAAATACCAAAATTTTGGATGAAGTTTCTAAAATAGAAACTGAATTGGTAGGATAAAAAAAGCGTGTGAGACTGGATTTCGAGCCGTCTCACACGCAAACTTTTTATTAATTCAAAAAATCAATTTTAAAAACTAACATCACAAAAGTATGGAAACTCAGGCAAATATACAAGCGAAGAGAAAATTTTCTACTAAACGCCAACCAACGGAAGCCCAAAAGGCGGCCATGAAAGCAAAGAGGGACGAATTAAAAGCACTTTCTAAAGGTATTCAGATACTTGTAAAAGAGGGGAAATATGATACTGTAAACGAGGGAGTAATTGATATTTACGCAAAAAACGGACACGTAAATTTGAAAACTATGCACCAATGGAATGAAATAAACATGAGTGTGAATAAAGGAGAAAAAGCCTTGTTATTGTGGGGAAGTCCGAAGCGACACGAAAAAAAGGAAGAAGTAACAACACCTGAGCAGGAAGACAGGAAAATGGATTTTTACCCTCTTTGCTTTGTTTTTTCTGAAAAGCAAGTACATCCGACAGCAGCAAAATAACGCTTGAAACGGCTTTAAAAGTGGCTTCACTGCTCTAAAAAGGAGGGGTGAAGCATTGTTTTTGGACTACTTTTGTCCCGCCAAAAGTAGCAAAAGGCGGAAAACGCCCGAATAGGGCAGAGATGAAAAAATAAATTTTTAGAAGTTTTATTCCCCAATCTATGATTCGGGGATTTTTGCGTTAATTAAATTTGTACCTTTGTTGCTCAACTTAATTAAAACGTATATTTATGAAAAAACTGTTATTGATGGCGATTGTATCGCTTTTTATGTGTTCAGGTTTGATGGCTCAAGAACCTATAAGTTTTGAAAAAGTAATTAAGGTCGATAGTATTAAAAGTACTATCATCTATAATGGATTAAAGGAATGGATTGGAATGAATTATAGATCTGCTAAGGCTGTAATTCAAGTTGATGATAAAGAAGCTGGGTTACTAATTATAAGCCCTAGAAAAGAATACTCAATCAGTAAACTTCAATATCTATGTTATGATGGAACTATAAAATACACAGTAAAATTTCAAATAAAAGAAGGACGTTTTAAAGTTACAATAACTAATTTTATTCATGAAAATGATCCTGAGAATAAATCACAATGTCAAGTAGGATTGATAACTACTTCTCCAGAATATGATGGGCAGAGTAGTTGGGGATATAAAGGTCCAAATAATAAAATATGGCTTGATGTCAAAATTAAATCAGAAGTTATTGCAAACAATATATTTTCTGAAGTAGGTAAAATTGATTTTTCAAAAAATAAAGTTGATAATAAAACTGATAATTGGTGATTTTTTTGATAATCGTATTGCTAATTCAAAAAACATTCCGATATTTGCAACGCGAAAAAACAATAACAACAGAGCGGCTGAAAGTGTCGCCCCAATTTATCAGGGCTTTTTTTATGCCCAATCGTCAAAAATATAAGACGGCTGTACTATTCCTTTTCAATTTTTGAGCTTGCTCTGGATTGTTGTTTTTTCGCGAAAACGGGATGTGTACAGCCGTTTTTCTGTGCATATAAGCGAAAAAACAACAATCAAAATGAAAAAAACTCCAATCAGTAGGATTATCCCTACACCAGAAAATCCAGTACACGAAGTAAAAGTAGTGCCAATGCTGGATGCACGTCTTCTTTTAAAATCTCTTTATCTGAACTTGAAACAAGCCATTGACCAGGAAACGCTGGTTGACTTCAGTTGTGACGGTATCACTACCAACGTAGCATTTGTAATGGGAACTACTGAATTGAAATTTAATTTAGTGGAAGGAGGCCAATCATGACAAACGAACAAGAACCAGGTGCAGCACTGGATTATAAAATTGTAATTTTATCCAGGTATTGTGGCGAGTTTCAACCGGCTACAAGTGAAACTGTAACGATACGCAAAACGAGTGAGGAAATTAAACTCGATATTCGCCCAATGGCGGACCTATCTACGAATGAAATTGCGGCTTATATGGCTACACACAATTATACAATTGGGTTCGATGATAATACTCCGGTATGGCTTATGCGAAAAGATGGCGAAATGGAACTTCGCCAACACGAATAATTTATATCTTTGTAAAAAAATAGTTATGGACAATATTGAAATTGAATTTAAAAACGGATCTAGTATTTCTATTGATCCTAGATTATTGGATGCAGATTTAGGGTCAAAGTCTCTAGATGTATTTCTTGAAGAAAAAAAGTCTAAACGCTTAGAAAATAATAAAATAAATTTAGATTCTTTAATTTATAAATTAGAAAAAGGGAGAACTGTTGAAGTGCCAGTAATGACAATGGAAACTTATTTCCCTGCAATAAAAGAACATCATTATCTTTTGAATCGTGATGATATCATTGTTTCATCTGAAGATGTTCTTAAAAAATGGTGTAAATCTAATATGTATTTTTATGAGTATAATTTTGATAGAAATTCATTTTTGATTAAAAAATAATTCAAACCCCGGTCAAACTCGATCGGGGTTTTTTTCTTGTCTTTTTTTACCTTCTAGCGGTTGACTTAATTTGTACTATCAAATTAATTCAACCGCTTTTTGTATGACTATAATTCAAGAACCTGCCGATAATAGCCTTTATTTTCAGAAATCAATACCGGATATCATTCTTCAAAAGAATGGTGCCGATACTTTATTGATGTTTGAATTGAAGAAAGGTGCGGATGTGATTCTTCTCGAAAAATATGTGTATGATGTTGCCGGATTTATTCATATCCGGAATATTGGTGAAATTGTGGAAAAGTATTTTACGCTGTCGGAATTACTCCTGGGATTCAGCTTCACAATAACTGAGGGTGCAACGGTTCATACAGTTTCGTTCAGATGCCTGAAGTGCGATGCTGATATGAGTGTGGAAGCGGTATTGTGGACTCAGCTTAATTTCCTCACTCGCTCTTTCCTCGAAAAACGAACTTCGAAAAGTAGAAATGAATATCTTTCCTTTCTTCAAAAAAACAGTTACGGTGTTGTAAATAAGCAATTCAAAGTATATTATATGCTTGACAATGTGCTTACTAATTTAGTTGGGACACTTGGAAACATAGCAGCTTCTGTGGCTGATCAGATTACGACCTTCAATGCTTCGATGGGTGAGTTGCTCACAGCTGCTAACCTTGCCGGAAGTACAAAAATACTTCAGTACGAAATTTGGCTGACCGGTACCGGTTTTGAAACTCAAAAATATAGTTACATAGTTGACAATTCGCCCTATCGTGACCGTAAATACTTTGTTTTTACGAATTGCTTTGGGGTGCTCGAAACATTCACGGCTACCGGTAGAACTGATATCAAGAAAACACCGGAGTATAACCTTGGGAATATTGAAAATCACTACCGAAAAATCAGTCAGGATTTTGTGGCTGAAAATTCGATTTATAGCGGTTTTTTGACTGAGAGTGAAATGGATTGGGTAGATGACTTATTGCTCAGCTATAATATTTCAACCTATACGCCTGGTGCAACCGGATCTGAAAAGGAAATAGCACTTACAACGGTGGATAAAACGGACACTGAGGCTAACGAGCTGCAAGCATTTAAGTTTGAATACCGCTATTCTAAAACTAATCATCGTGAGTTTGTAAACGCCGCCAAAGGCATATTCGATGACACTTTCGACGAAAAATTTGATTAATTATGCTGCATATAAGTACATTAAGAAAAACGCTGAATTCGAAAAAGGAATTCAATTGCCGGGTATGGACCAGTGACGGAGGAATAATGGTTTGCAATAAAGTAGTTTGTACGTCGAACTACCATAAAGGAACTGCTAATCTAATGTTTACAGAAAGTAGAGAGGTACGAAAAGTGAGAGTGATTTGTATTTTTGAATTGAACGACGAAGAAATATACTTATAGACCCCTAACCCCTAAAGGGGAAATTAATAAGACTAAAATTTTTATTATGATAGATTTTGAACAACAAGTTTTCGAAATTCCGGTAGATGAGATAGCTGCTCGTGCTATTGATAAAATAAACGAAGGAACTACCGTTTTTGACATTGACGAAAGCGTTACGCCTACAAAGATAGAAGGTGTTCCTGCCGGTGTTCGTGGATATGTGCCGTGGGGAAGTGATAACCTCCGTCCGAATGCAGTGCTTGAGCTAAGGCGCAAGGATGAAGTTATGTCATCGAATATATTTTTCAATATCCTGACGGCTTATGGTGCAGGCTTGAGCATTGAACATCCGGAGGAAGGCAAGAAAGTTGATAATAAGGAAGTTATTTCTTTCTTCAAGTATAACCGGCCGGTGAAATATATGCTGGAGCAGCAAACGGATATGAAACACTTTTTCTTCACTATCACGGTTTTGATTCTGAGCGGTGATGGTACTAAAATCGTTCAAATACGGCACAAGGACGCTGCTTATTGCCGATTTGAAACATGTAACCCAAAAACGGGTAAAATAGAACATGTGTATTATGCCAACTTTGAAAATGGAGCTCCAAAATTTGAAAATTGCGAAATAATTGAATTGCTGGATCCTGCAAATCCGCTTGGAGATTTGGAATTGCGTATGGGTAAAATTCCGGGAGATGACGGCAAGAATGCAACGCCAACAAAAACAAGAAAGTTTGCAATGGTGAATGCTATTCCGGTACCAGGGAATAAATATTATCCTTTTCCGTACAGCTGGGCAATTTTCAACAGTGGATGGTATGATATCAAGCAACTGATTGCTGAAGGTAAGAAAATTAAGTTCAAGAATGGACTTGTGATTAAATACCAGGTAGAAATCAATCGCGCGTACTGGACGAATGTTTTCAAAGATGAAAATATCACTGATGTTGTAAAGCAGGCCGACAGGGTTAAGACTGAAAAGGAGAATATAAAATCGTTTCTTACCGGTATGGTAAACGCCGGAAAAGTTTGGTTCACGGGTTATTATGTAGATCCAAACGGAAAAGAGAACTCGATGATTAAGATCAATGTCATTAACCCGGGCAAAGAGGGTGGCGACTGGATAGATGACACTGAGGAAGCAAGTAATATGGAGTGCTACGCTGACAGCGTTCACCCGTCGCTTATCGGTGCAACGCCAGGGAAATCGAAAGGCGGATTCTCAGGGAGTGATAAGCGCGAATTATTCACGATAAAACAAGCATTGGAAGTTCCTATCCGTCAGATATTACTCGAACCTTACTTTGTAATTATCAATTACAACGGTTGGGAGAATGATGTGAAAGTAGATATCCCATTTATGCAACTTACAACACTTGACGAAAAAACATCAGCAAAGGTAAAAACGGCTGATCCAAACGCTCAGGGACAAGAATAGTAATAATCAATCATTCGAAAATTATGATAATTAC